AGGCGAGCCATAATTTATTATACTAGTTCTTTATGTTAGTATTTAGCTCGCTAAAATTAAGCGGAATCTTTAGTATATGATCCTGGCTCCCAGTATTGAACTTGGAAATCTACAGTATACTCTTCAATTGCATCTGCATTCTCGTAAGAAAGATCAATTGCAGAGATTGTAGTTGGGAATATATCAAAGAAAGTATAAGTCTTAAGGGGTACAACCGATGTTCCACTAACTGATTGTGAAGCAGTTTGTGAGTTAGATCCTACATCAGCACCTCTTCCAAGTTGATGAACTAATGCATAAGTCATATATGCACTTGGATCAGTAGCACCAGTAGCATTACTGTTCTTACTAATACCCTGCATCCAGGTTTCAAAAGCATTACGGATTAAGAAATTCTCATCATTAATAACTGTAATCTGCCAGTTATCGAAGGTTCTATCGCCAGCAACTTTTAAAATACGACCTCTAAAGGGTATTTCAACTGGAGTTACGTTAGAAGCAGGAAGTGCTGCAGCTTTACATAAGAATTTAAAAGTATCTGCTTCTTGGTTGTCACCAGTTCTCCAAGTATTCTGACCAGCAGCTATGGGGAATGATGGTATCTCAACCTCAAACAGATTCGGCCTTGCGCCGCCACCTGTGAGCTTCGACTTAAAAGCACTGATTGTTCTGAGTGTGGACATTTAATTTTTCCTCCTATGGAATTAATAAGACATTATAATTAAACTCTACCAGTCACTTCTTCAAAGGCAACACCTGTTCTGGTAGCAACAAATGTTAGAGTAATGTAGTTAATTGATTTAGTTGGCTTCAGGAATATATCAGCCCTGAATTCATTGTTATCAATTACATCAGGAGTGTTGTTGGTTTCATCACAGATTACCTGGAAGTCATAAACACCTCTCTTCGCCTGAATATCGCGTAGGTAAGGTTCAACAATGTTAACAAAGTTTGCTCTTGTAGTCTGATCGTTAAGTTCGAACAGTTGTGCTTGAGCAGATCTTTCAAGTGCTTGCTCCACAGTAAGGAACAATCTACGAACGTTAATCCTATCAAACGCTGATGGATAGGCAAGACCTGTCTTATCACCGAATAACATTACACCAGTTCCTTGCTGATTAATAATTGGGTTAATTCTTTCAGGATAAAGAAGATCTCTTTGTGCTTTAGATGGGTTGTATGCAAGTTTAATAGCATTGTTCAGAAGACCACGCTGTTGACCTGCAGGTGAGAACCATGGGAAAGAGTTGATCGCAGTTCTTGTCATCAATCCTGCTACGTCACCGTTACATGGAATGTAGCGGAACTTATTATTGAATCGATCATAAGTGTACTTATAACCACTATCAAAGATTGCATAAGATGATGATGTAAGTGGTGCGAAGAACTCAAGAATATTATCTGTTTGAGTTGTTGTGTTAGTTAGATTAACAACACCTTGTCTGTAAGGTGAAATAACTGCCACACAATCCTTTCTATTAGCAGCAATAGAAATTAATTTGTTTGCTTTTGCTTGAGATTCTGCAAATCCGCCTAAGCTAGGACCACCGATAAGATAGTCTATTTCAACCTCATCACTATTAGAGAAGAGGTCATAAGCAGTAATTAAATCTCCCAACTCTGCTTTCATTCCACTTGGGTTGTAATTAGCAGCAGTTGTATATCCTACACCACCGTTAAGGGTATAAGTTGTATTACCAAGGACCGTAAAGGTAACTCCTTGAGCATCTTGACCCCACAAACCAGCAGTAGTAGAAAGTGGATTAAATGATGCAGCGCGAACACCACTGTAAGTTTGGAATCCAGTTACAGTTGGAGTTGTTGACCATGTAGCATCACTTGCTTGTGAAATATTATAACCAGCATAAAGATACTCTGAACTTGTTGCTAGAAAATCTTTATACCATATTCTCTGTGGAGAATTAACTGCAGAAATACAATCTATCGCTTTAGATAGACCTACATGCTTCTCAAGGATATTTCCTTGGATACCAGTTACATTACCAGTATCATCAACAATGGCAATGTTTATTCCATCATTATAAGAATTTCTAGCACTTGCATAAGAGCTAGTTACTGGTCTACGAGCAATAGACTTCCAATAAACAGTGGAATTGGTTAATCCCAAAGTTTGTTGATCGTACCAGTCAACTGCTGTCGATGCTGCAAAACCTACACCACCATCTGCTCTATACAAAGCAGTCGTAACACCTGTACTTGGAGTAAAGGAAAGTTTATCATCTACCTCAAATGAATTGAGTGAGTTTCCTATACCGTAAGAAATCCTAGTTTCTGTTCTTCCCGCACCGGAGACTTCTACGCGAGAAACAATCTTAACATCAATAGTACTCTTACTGTCACTAGTATCTGTAGTAACACCAGTAATGATACCTTTCAGGAATCCATTAAATGCACTGGTTGTACCAACACCAGCAAGAGTAATATTTTCTAATGGTGTAGTAACACCCCAACCAACTCTTGCTCCAATATTATTGAGATTATTAGTTGTAATACCCAGAGTCTGATCAGCAAAATCATCAATGAAACAAACTTTTAATTCATTTGCCCATGTACCAGGGTTCTTAGATGCAAATGTAAAGTTAGTAGCAGAATCCCAATTTGCTTCGTAATCATCGAAATTCTTAATCTTTACACTTGACGCAGTAGTAGCACCTACACCTGCATTAGAGCAATTTAGTGCGGTATTGTCGCATCTAACGACTTTAAGAACACCGCCATAAGAGAGGAATGAAGACCCGCTCATCCAATACTCATACTGACCATCAGTTGATATCGGCTTACCGAATGTGTTAATAAGCGCCTGTTCTGTGGCGATATCCGTAACTTGATCTACCGGACCAATCTCAAAAGGACCTGCTATTGCACCGATGTTATCTAATACGTTATCAGCTCTCCCGACAGTTAAATCAACTTCCCTAGTAATTACACCGGGAGATAATTGAGGAGTCGCCATGTTTTTTGTCTCCGAGTCTCAGTTTCTCTGAAAATATTTATTGTTTTCAGTGTTTACATATACTCCCACATATACGATCTATCTCCATATTCATCTGTAAACCATCTATCCCCATCATCATCAACAAAACTATCATCATCTAACCCATCAGACATAAAACCAAACGGTGCCATGTCTTGTTCTATCTGATTCTTTTGCTCTTCATATAATCTCTTCCTTACATCCTGATCGGTAAGTTCTTTAAAGTAATCTTGTGCTACTAACCATGCATATATGACAAGACACATTGCAAGGTCATCATTACATCCGTCCTCTGCTTCAAATGAATTACTCTTCTGAATAAAGGTAGTTAATTCACTTAATATATCATAATCACAGAAAGTTAATTTGTCAGATTCAATAATAGTCTTTAAATTAAGAGCACCAACCTTTTTAACGGTCTTAGACATCTTAACTCCTAATTGAGTCTTCTTGCCAGAAAATCCTTGACCAATAACTTGTCCTGCCCGTCCTCTCATAGATGCCATAAGAAGATTAGAGTATTCTAAATCATAATTCAAAATAGCTGCTACTTGATCTCCAACATCATTCACTTCACATAAAATAAATGCTTTATTATATTTGTTGCATATATCATAGATGATATTAGGGAATAGCATTGGTTTAATTTCATTATTCCTATACTTTGCTACAACCTTATGAGGGAAGGTAGTAATATCAACTATTACAAATGCAGAATAATCTTTTACTACTCCACGAGCAACGTCTACTGTACAAATATAATCATGACCTTTTTGAGGTTCTTCATATACATCTAAACCAGCACTTCTTGTTTTAGGGTTTTCATATACTAAAGTTCTTAATTTACTTGGTGCAATAAGAGTATCAACAGATCCTAAGAATTCACATTCAAACTCAACCTTAAACTGCTGCTCTGAAGTGTTGGCAATTGTTTGCTGTCTCCACTTATCATCTCTTCCAGGAACTTCCGACCAGTGAACATCTGTGGGAACATATTCATTCTTACTTCTTTCTGCATCATGCCACATACGGTAGAAATGATTCATACCATGTGGCGTTGAAACTATTATGACTTTCGTTGA